CCTCTTCTGCGTCAAGAAGGTGTTGCGCTATTCTGGCTTCCCCTGCCGTTCTGCGCATTTGTTGATGAAGTAAACGCTCTATAATCTGTGACGACTTGCGGCTTTGTCTGTTCAATCCCTCAAGTTGAAACATTGGGTTGCGACCAGTAAGTGCAGCCATAAGATAGGTAAGCACCGTGTCACTGATTGCGCGAGTGTCGGCTATTACGGCCTTCTCTCGAAATGCTGTTGTATCTGGCCTTACATAAACATCATGTGCGCGATCCGCTTGTTTCCAATGCTCATGGCGACGTGAGATTTTATCGTAAGACATTAACATGGCTGACTTGACATAATCGACAAGTCGGCTCTCTTGCGCTTGAGTTAGGTCAGCCGCGATGTCCTCGTACTGCATAAACTTGTTGGCATGTTCCGACAAGTCTACAACAATTCCATCGCCTTCTGTGACAAACTCAGTGCGGTAATTCGTGGTAACTACTGACATAAATCCATTTAGGACACATTCTGTCAGTTAGTCGTCCCTATTCACCCCAGCCCGACCAAGTAGCGCCTTGGTTTAATTCAGACTTCATATCCCAAAAGGTTTCCTTATGCCTGTCAAATGTTGGTGGCCTGTAATAGTCACCCCCTGCTGGCGTTCGAGCAAGCACATCCAACGCTATAGCAAGAGCGTCTACTTGGTCGTCAAATGTTCCAGATGGAAAGCTTTGACACTCTTCATGGAACTGATCTATCCATGCTGCGCTCTCAGGAATTAAAACCCTACCGCCTTCGATAAGAGGAAGCACAGCGTTTAGTCTTGCGACCTTATCATTATTTATCTTGTAGGGAATAACAGACACACCGCTTTCACGTTGAAGCTCTTGGATCAAACTTTGGCCTGATGCTTTGTCTTCTATGTAAATGCCGCGCAAGCCACGTCCACGCCACTGGTTATTAAGTTGTATCATTCTGCGCTTTAAGTCTGGAAACTCGTATCTGTCCCTGATTAGGTCAACAAGATAAATGTCGCCAGTAGCATCTAACCCTGCCACAATCATAACAGAGTAGTCAGAGTTATCGCTTTTCTTAAATGCTGTGTCGGCTGCAATGATAAGCGATGTAAACTTTTCTGGCTTTAAGTCGTCAGGGTAATGACGCCACCAATTCATCTTAATAAGGTTACCGCCTTCGATGTATGGGGTTTGCTGGTACAGTGAAGCAAATTCTCTGGGGTTTAACCTTTGGCGACGGTGCAAATCTTCTAAGTTAAACCGTTCTGGCCACAATGCTTCTTCCTTAGTTCCTTTAACCAAGCGTTTAGAGTTTGACAGTTTATTATTTTCTGCCGTTGGTAAGTAACGGGGATCATCTTCGGGTAATTGATTGCGCATGATTGATACGCCAGTTTCGACGTTGGAAATTGCTGGGTAGTTGATGTGCAGCCAACGGCCTTCCTTCCAATCGTCTGTTTCCATCAAGCGACCAGCTAAGTCGTCAGGATGCCATCGCGTAAGTATTATGATTTGCGCTGGCGGTACATTGTCAACGTCAGGCTGTAGACGTGTGGTTAGTGCAGATGTGTAGTAGTTCCAAACCTTGTTGCGCTGGGTTGCACTTTCGGCCTCTTCTCTGGACTTTAGCGGATCATCGAACAGCAACAAGTTAGCGGCTCGCCCTGATGTAGTACCACCAACGCCAATGAAGTAGCTTGCGCCGCCGACTGTGGTACGCCACGCCTCAACAGAGCGACTGTCTTGCGCCATCTTAAAGTCAGGAAAAGCTTGTTCGTTTAATTGATCGTTAACAATGGTACGAACCTGTCTGCCGAAGTCTGTAGCTAGTTGGGTGTTATAAGATGTCACCATCATAAAGCGGCTAGGCTTTCGAGACATAAAATATGCAGGGAAATACACAGACCCATAAGTGGATTTGCCGTGACGTGGTGGCATGGTTATCAGAATATTGCGAACGGGCCGCTCTTCTGGAAGATTATTAAACCGTTTATCCTTGCCGTACAGATTTGTTAGCTCATTCTTCTCTAATAAGTCTAATGCACCAATAAGATGCTTGTGAAAGTTTGGTAGCTTCCACGTTGGATGCAGAAGTTTAACAAAACCTTCAAAGCTTTCCTCTGCTCGGCGTAAATGTAGTAAATATTTTGCGGCTTCTTGCTGGTTAATTGTCATTTTCTGTCTCTACTTCCACGTCTATAATCTGATTAACGCCAGCAGCTATCTGTTCTAGCTCAGATCGGCTTAGCTCGTTGACGTTTTCTGTTAATCTGTGTTCGTGATGTTGGAATTGGGCCGTAAGATCGGGCATTACCTTACCCAAAAGTGTGGCAAACACACGGGCTTGGGTCGGTGTCCAAGCAATATCGCCCATAACCGCTTTATGTGCGTCTTCAACTTGAACATTTACCTTCTCAAACACCTTCGCTCGTAGTCGGGCAACCTGTGAAGGGTTTAAAACTGTGGGGTCTTTTACTGCATCTTTTTTATAAGCCATGTTTGTTCTCACGTTTTCATTTTTTTTGTTGGTGCGCGGATAGGGTAGAGAGGTGGCAATGCAAAAACCGACTTCGGGGATAGGGGGTTAGCCCCCCTATCCCCTTTTTTGGCCAAGTATTTGGCCAACTCTGCAAAAAAGTGTTTATTATCAACTACTCAAACTCCCCTAGACAGGGATTAAACCCTCTAGTAACCTATTGAAACGTTTATGTTTTATCCTTACGCGCGGCAAATTACTACTATTATAACTATCTCAATAAGTTAGTAAACCGCGCGGCTTCCCTAAAGGGAAAAGGGATCATTTGTCGTCGGAAAATGATTTCCAAAACGAAACTCAAAGACAAGTGAAAGGGGATAGTTATGTCCTACAGAAATATTACTATTAACGCAATCAACGACGAAGTCGCAACCAACCCATCGGCTTTGCCGCAAATCATCACCGCTCTTTCAGAGCGAATGGCCTACAACAAGGCCAAAGGCGACCTTCGGTCGAAGGGCAAAGCTGCTGCCCTTGGCAGAGCCATTGCCGAGCTTAACGCCAACGGCGTTCTCGCAGTCGACCCTTTGGGTCGCTTGGATGGCAAAGGCAACCCGAAGATGGCTTGCTGGTTCAACCCAGCGAAGCTGGCCGAAGATGTTGCAGCTAAAGCTGCACCGACACCGCCGAAGGTCGAAGCACCAGTTGCCGAAGCAGCCTTCGCCACCGAAGCTTCGTCCCAAGCAAAGCTTCTCCAAGCCCAACTCGAGCTTAGAAAGCTCGACCTAGCAGGGAAAACTTCGAAGAAGGCCAAGGCAGAGCTTGAAAAGCTCGCCGACATCGAAGCGCTTATATCTTCGATATAACCTCAACAACCTCACAACGATAGCCGCTGCCCTTCGGGGTGGCGGTTTTTTTTTGGCTTCTCCGAGCGGCTTCCGAGCCGTTCCGACGAGCCATTTTGGTTCGATAACCCAGAGCAAAGAAAGGAAACAACCATGTCATATCGCTCTTTCGTCAAAGCATTGGAAACATACCAGTGCAACAACCAGAAGTTCATGCCGCAGATTACCGACGAGCAGATTGCCAACGTGTTCAAGCCAGAGGATCAACTATCGAAGGAAGATTTACGCCTTCAAAACGACCTCTTCGGATTGCCACCAGAGGCCATTCTCAATCGTGGTCAGTAATGTCCGAGACTTACTACCGTTCAACAACAGCCAACGTCATAGCGAGCATATCCTATGGCGTTGCTATCGTTTGTGTTGGGATCATCATTGGATTTGTTTTCACCGTCGTCGCAGTCAACGATTTCATGCACTGCAATCAGCTTGAAAACATCTTCAATCCAGAAACCAACCAATGGGTTCAACGTCAAGGTGACTGTTGGATCATCCCTTCAAAACCAATCAGCCAGTAAAGGAGATAACCACATGGCTACTAAATTCAAACATCGAAAAATCAGCAACGAGAAGCGTGAAAAGATCGCAGAGAAACTTGCGGTTGAATTGCTTGGCCCAAAGCCAGACATGTCCCACTTGAAACCCAGAGCAGAAAGCATACTACAGCAAGTAGATGCAATGATAGCGTCAGACTTTGCCAGACAAACTTGGTTCGAATTACCCAGTGAGTTTCGATCACAAGTCCAGAAAAGTCGCAGCTATCATTCAATGTGGTGCAACAACGATCCAGAGATTAAAGATTTCATTAGAGGTGTGCCAGAAGAGGACAAAATACATGGCATCAATTTCTACCAGATTAATGACGTTCTTCGTTCGATGGATGTGTGGCTAGCTGACCTTGATTACTATTACATTTCCAGCGAAGAGAGCGATCTTCGTGAAGCTGTTAAAACCAGATACGGTGACATGTCCCATTTCATGGACGTAACTCAAATGAAACGGCATCTTCCGCAAACCCAGATAGATCACACCACATTGGTCAAGGATCACAACGGCTGTGAAGTAAGGTTATACGATGCGTTAGCAATGATCGCTGTTGAATATGCAACCTACGACGTCAATCGTAACAATCTCGAACACAAGCTAGAAAGTGAAATGGAAGATTGCACAACCAAGCAAGTGATCGAAGCATGGCCGCAAGCTGAACAAATCATTTACGACGCTTACGACTTCCAACCTAACGTCAGCAAACCAACTGCACCACTGAGCCAAGTCATAGCTGACGCTGGCATACTACAAATCGCGGCTCAGTAACCCTCTTAACATTGATGAAAGGAAACAACATGGCAACAGCTATGAATTATGAAGATGTGATTACTTGGGTATCCAGTAATCAAAGTGTCGAGAAGCTAAATGACATTGCTCAATTAGCATTTGATCGGTCAAAGGTTCTTGCTCGACGTAGCAAAGATCAATGGCAACCAAACATGCCAGTGCATTTTGTGCAGCATGACGGTGAGGTTATGAATGGCCACGTCAGGGCGGTCAACAGAACCAAAGTCAGGGTGTCTGTCGGCCATATGCAATGGACTGTTCCAATGCACATGCTTCGGCACGGTCATAAAGGTGCAGCACAATGACGTTGCACACACCAAACCATTGGGAAGGCGTTGCACAAGCAGCGCTGACCCAAAGAAAGCACAACGCTGCAACTGGCCGAAGTGCTTTGGTTCGACTAACCGAAACCAGTATTCACAACAACTGCTTCAACTGCCGTGCAGACTTGCGGCTGTTGCTTCGTGAATTTGGCATTGACGTTGATGTACTGAAACGTGGCGAGAAAATCACCAAGCCAGCCAAGCTACTAAAGGATGGCTCTGATGGTTTTTCAGCTACCAGTACAATGAGCAGCGCCAAAGACATTGAGGTTCGTTTCTACCGTACAGCCAAGCGTGGTGAGAAACGTATGTCAATCGGCAACATTAAAACGATTGGCCTTAAAGATGGTGACTTGCTGTTCTTTTTCGAGACGACGGACGGCAAAGACCAAACGCTTTGCATCCAAAACTTAACCCAATTGGGCAAAGTAATGGAAGCAACCAAACAGCTTAACACATCACTAGGTACGGTTATTTAAGTTAGCTGTTTACATAACTAACGTTGTATTATATACAATACAACACAACTTTTCCAAAGAGAGGACAAATAATGGAAAACTTGAAACTAGGAACTGTGCTGCAAGCGGCACGTAACAAGACAGAGAAGATGAAAGACTTGAAAGACCTTCTCGTAGCCAGTGCAACCCACCAGTTTACCCAAGCTGGTATCTACACTGACCCAATGATGACTGACGAAGAGGTTAGTGCATCACTCATGGTACACTTTGAGGATAATACCTCAAACCGTGTTCATGGTGTAAGCAGTTCTAAGAAGATGGACAATACCAAGCCATCGCAAATCTTTCGAGCAATGTCGTTGTACTCGTTGGCCATCTTGCTGACTGACATCAAAGAGCATGGCTTTAACTCAGCTATGGCGGTGTTGAAGCAAGCACTATGTACTCAGGAGGGTCTGCCTCTTGAGTTTCACGGTGAGACTGTAGAGTTCGGCAAAAAGGTAACAACATGGCCGTACACTAAGGGTCGCATAGCACAAATGACCAACACTTGGTCGTTTCTTGTGAACGACAAAGACTTGGACGGCCTGTGCAAGTCGATGGATCATGTCGAGATTGACGACATACCACCTAGTCCAGCGTTTGAGATTGCTAAGAAGCGACAGCCATCAACAGTGTCAAACAGCATGACGGCTTTGAACTATCTACTAGCTGACGTTAGCCAAGGCTTGTTCAAAGACTACAACGATATGCTGTCCAAGATTGACGACGCAGAGGACACAGCGACCAAAGCGTTGGACAAGATCACTGAGCTAAACAAAGAGCTAAAGATTGCAAAGGCTGCACCAAAGGCTGCGCCAAGTGTGATTAAATCCGATGGTGAAATACCCAATGGGACGCCTTACACTGCTAACGCTCAAGACGTTTTCGGTATCCAAGACCCAAGGCTAGACCGTGAAATCACCTGTTGGAAATGGGATGCTGCTAATCCAAAAGTTCCAGAGGTGTTGCATCACTATCATTTTGACATTGATACATTGGCTGACTTCTTATGGTCGATGGAAAACTGCAAGAACAGTTGGTTCAAGGGTCACACTGGTACAGGCAAGACAACCTTTGTTCAGCAAGTCTGTGCAAGGATTGGCAAGATGTGCTTTCGTCTAAGCTGTGACGTTAACATAGAAAGCTATCATGTTATCGGCAGCAAGGACATCCGTGTTGAGGACGGCAAGTCAGTATCAACCTTTACTGAGGGTGTGCTTCCGCAAGCTATGCAACTCCCTGCACAATTCATCATTGACGAAGCTGACGCTCTCCGAGGTGATGTGTCTTACCTCTTTCAGCCAGTGTTGGAACGTCAACCATTGCGTATCAACGAGGATGGTGGTCGTCTAGTTTATCCTGACCCACACTTCAACGTTGCTGCAACTGCAAACTCTGGTGGTCAAGGTGACGATACTGGCTTGTATGCAGCAGCAGTCAAGATGGCTTCAGCAGCGCAGATCAACCGTTACCATGCGTTCTTTGAGATTGATTACATGGATGCTGACGTAGAGGTTAACATGATCCGTCAGATAGTGCCAACGCTATCCGATACATCAGCGCAAAACCTTGAGACGTTCCTTCGTGATTACCGTAAAGGTTTTCTCGAAGGCACTATCGCATTGCCTATCTCTCCACGTAATTCACAAACAATCGCTGAGTATTGTGCTGAGTTTGCGCCTAGCGTTGGTGAAGGTACTGCGTTCAAGAGAGCGGTGTTGATTAACATTACCAAACGTGCTGCTGACATGGACGCAGCGAGGATCAACGAATTGGTAGAGCGTATCACGAAAGGCGAAACCCTTTCCGATGATGAAACTGTTACCCAAGACCTTTCCGAAGAAGCACCGTTCTAATGGCTGGGCGTAACAACAAACTCGAACAGATAGAGCAGCGTGTCAAAGAGTTGAACACAGCGTACAAACTTCTTGCGCTGCCTATCAAACAATCGGTGGAGATTAACCGCTACACCGAGAACCCAGACGGTACGGCAAAACTTAACACCAAACCGTACCGCCTGACTAACACCGTAAGCGGAGAGGATTTTGGGCAGCTAACGCCGAATGAGTGTTGGCTCATTCTAACTGCTCAACTTCGTCTCTTAATTAAAATTAAACAACATAAGGAAAGCATATAATGTTTAAGCTTAATTCACCCCTTGCACTAAAGACAGGTTTGGAAGCCCTGACAAAAGTACATGGTGCTAAGTCTATCACTACGTCATTCGACGGTGATGGTGCAAGCACAAACTACAAGCACATTACTTTGCCACGACTACCGTTGATGGCAGAGTTATCGAAAAACGATATGATGGTTTTTCGTGGCTATCATGGTCACGAAGTCGGCCACATCTTGTTCACTAACAAGAAGTATTACAACCAGTTTGTCGATGATAACTTTAGAGTAACAGTCGATGGTATTGACGAAGCCACTCGACTTCTTTCTCAATCGGACATCATGGCAAGTGAAGATTGCCAACGTGCCGTCCGAAAGCTGAACACCTATCACCGCATCTGGAACTTTCTCGAAGACCCATTGATAGAACGGAAGCTAGTCAACAAGTTTGCTGGCCTACCGTTGGCGTTGAAGGCGGTGTGTGAGAGCGTTGTTGCTGAAAGTAATCAGGCAAGACGTGACGGGTTGCGTGATCTGCCTGACTATGACCCAAGAGAGACAGCGTTGTTCGCTATGAACTTGAATTGCCGTATGGACTTTGGTGTTGGCGGTGAACAAGTCCAAGAGTATCTCGACAACATCCCTGATGAAGCAATGCCGTTGTTCAACAAATACAAGAACAGGTTGCTCAAGCTCAAGCATACAAGCGCTGCTTGCAAGTTGGCGTTGGACATCTTCAACAAGTTCTGGACTGAAGAAGATTTTGATGCACCACCCCAACCACCGCAAGAACCTAACAAACCGAGTGAGGAAGGAGAAGGAGATGAAACTCAACAGACGACAGATCAGGATGGAGATGGAAATGACGGAGCAAGCGATGGATCAGTCGGAGAAGATGAAGAGCAGCAATCGTTTGACAGCGGAAGTGGCGACACACGGGATGGAGAAGGAGATCAAGAGCGTGATAGCCAAGAAGAAGAAAAGTCGCAAGAGGAAGAGCAAGAAGCACAACAGGGCGCTAGCAAGCCGAATACAGGTGAGCAAAGTAACGACGATGCGGAAAAGCTAAACCTCAATCCATTCAAAACCCAAGAAGCTGGTGACGCAGCTACCGTTGTCAATAAGATTGCTGACTTGCACCAAGAGTACACGAATGAGCCAGAGGTTACTGACGACTACGGATACAAGGATACACTTCGTTGGGAACCACACCCTGTTTACGATCACGACAACTCTGAATTTCAGTACGGTAATCTTACCAAAGCGATGGTTCTCTCTATAAACGGTAGCAATGGAACGGTTCAAAAGATGGACGACGAAAATCGTCCTGTTTATAACGACGAAAAGAGAGAGTACGAAAGAGAGACGTATGAAGAAGCCCACAGTCGTCTCGAAAATAGTTGGCTAAGAAATCTTGGTCAAGCTGACCGTCACGCAATCACTGCATTGGCAAGACGGTTACAAGCTAGAGAGAAAATCCTGACAGAGCGTGGCAAAAAGCGTGGTCGCTTAGATAGTTCACGTTTGTACGGCATTGTCGCTGGCGATCACAACGTATTCTACAATCGTAGCCATACCCAGGCTTACAGCACTGCCGTTGCTATCTATGCTGACGCTAGTGGTTCGGTTCGCAATGTTCGGATGTCGAACGCTTTGGCTGCGCTTAACGAAGCGTTAGGTATGGGCAACATTCCAACCGAGATTGCGACATGGAAATGTGGTAGTGCGGTTCACTGGCATGGCCACACCACAGGTAGCAGGGATGGCTGTCAAATCTTGCGGATCAAACAGTTCACCGACAACTACAAGAATGTTCGCGGCGACTTACTGATGCAACGTCAGTTGATCTACGGTGGCACGTATGCTGTCGAAGCCTATTGGCGTGGTGTTCAGTCACTGTTGCAGCGCAACGAAGAGCGTAAGGTTTTGTTCTTTCTTATGGACGGCTCTGCTGCTGGGGATAATAGCTACAACAGGCCAGAACCAGCAATGCGGTTCAGCCAACAGATGGCTGCGCATCTTGGCGTTGAGACTATTGGTATCGGCATTGGCTACAACATGAAACCATACATTAAAGGCTCGCTCTTTACCAACTTCAACGACCTTGCGGCTGACATGTTGCAAGCTGTTAGCAAATACTTTGACGAGCAAGGCACATATGAAGCTGCCTAACTGGACGACAGCTAAGAAAAAGCCGCCTACAGTGAAAGCAGAATGGTTGTTGATGTATGATCGACGACCACCGCTTTTCTGGTGGCGTGTTGCTTGTGTGGTTAGGCACAATCGCATCCGACACAAGGATAGAGACAAGATCAAGGCAGTCTGTGCCTTGGTCGATCAACATTACCCTCTCAAATCAGAATATATAGGAGCAGTATAATGATAGAGGCAGTGTTATGCTTGGCGTTGAACGTGTACTTTGAAGCACGTTCAGAACCAATCAACTCTCAGTTCGCAGTTGCAGAAGTAACTATGAACCGAGTTAAGTCTGACGCTTACCCAGATACAGTTTGTGAAGTTGTCTGGCAGCGTCGTCAATTTTCGTGGACACACGACGGTAAGAGCGACAACCCAAAAGATGGACATGCTTGGCGTGTAGCGTTGGCAGTAGCCAAGTCTACGCTTAGCGATACTAAGGGGTTCACTCGCCAGTTACCGCCCAACACGTTCCACTACCATGCCGATTATGTAAGTCCGTATTGGACAAGCCAACTAGAAAAAGTTGGTACGATTGGTCGGCACATTTTCTACAGGAAGGAGACAAGCTGATGTTCCCAGCCGAAGAGATAAGAAAACACGAACGCAAAGAGTGCGCTATGAAGCTGCGCAAAATTCTAGCGACTTACAGTGACGTCAATAACCGATCAGAAATTGACAATGCAATTCAACTCTTAATCGAAAGTTTAACCAATGGAACTGACATACAAGAGAAAGTTACTTTACATCAACGATACTGAGCCTGTGCTTGGCGTTGCTGATGATATGCACATTGGCGTTAGTTGCCGTGCCGAATTGAAAGATGCTGACTTGCTAGTGTTGGGGCTGCGCTTTTGTTGCGCTGACCCAGAGTGGCGTAAGGCATTGATCGAAAAAACTCGCTCCAAGATAGGGGCGAGTTTAACAGACGACCCATTTAAGAAGGTCGAAAAAATTATGACTGCAATTCAAAAATGAAAGGAAGGAAAGAATGGGTATTTCAGTTAAAGAACTAATCGAAACCCTGCAAAATTTCGAGGATAAAAATGCGCCAGTATTAGTCTGGGACGATAGCTGTACCTATGAGATAGACTGCATTGACGACACTATGGATGATCGCGTTGATTTAAATTTGCCAGAGAGGTCACTTCCAGAACCAACATTCAACGAGCATCACACATACAATATGTTGTTTGCTATAGCAGCATTTAAAGAGGGGCTTGAGGTTTGGGTTACTTCTACGCACCCCGATATTGAATTGATAAGGCTAAACGATCTTGCTGAGATAGTAGACTGCGAAGGTAGGTTGTTTGTGATTAAGAAAGGAGAGAAGAATGAAGGATAAACTTTTCGACTTAACCGAAGAAGATATTGACCGCATCGTAGCTGAAGCGTTCAAGGCAGTGCAGAAGCGAAACGATATAGCCAACGCTAACAAAGTTAAATGTCAACATTGTGGGTGCTTTGTTGAAGCACTGCATTGGACAGGCGAAGGATACGATTTGGAAGTATGCGAAGTCTGCGCCGAAGCAATAGCCAACGACGCAGACTAAAATTAATCTTTAACTAGGGCAACGTTGCCGTAGGCTGCAAGCTCTTCATGTTTTTTTCTATTGTCGTAGTTTGGATCAAGCACTTGAAATGCGTCGTCCAAATTACGACCCCAATAAACATGCGATGCTTTGGATTGATTACCGTCACGGAAACAAGCGATCCTAGCAAGTTCCCCCATCTTATGAAGCTGTCCCAAGGCGGTGTTGACCGCTTGGTACTGCTCTTTTTCACTCTCCGTTAAATCCGAATAGTGTTTACGACAACCCGTAACCTTAAAGATTATGTCGTCGGTTCGTAAACAGCGTACAGTTTTCAGTACGTTCATTACTTCTACTTGCCAATCACGTTCTATCTTTGGACGTTGCGGCTTCGTGATAAACGACGGAAGTTTGTTGTCGTTGTCGTTAGCGGCTTGTGGCGCAACGACGTCCAGATCAGGTTGCGTCATGTCGCCAAAGGCCAACGATTTTTTAGACAACGGTGTAGTGTGTATGTCCGTAGTTATGTGCTTTAGCACAGTTGAGACAGTGCGCCCTTCACATGGCCCATCACGTTGGAAATCTTTGACGCTAATTATAACGTCATACCATTCCCCAAGCTTCATTTTGTGACGCATTGTATCGTATGGATTGCAGTAAATCATGTTGCCGAACATGTCATTCATAAACGATGAATAAGTACCGTTCTTTTTGACTGCGTTTATTTTAGTTGTTCTTGCTCGGCAAATGTAGGTGTCGTGAACTTGATGCTTCTTAACCATATTATTAATGTACCTTTGTTTTAAATTCCTCACTCAAAGACACGGTAATGTCTTCCCCATCTTCGTTGTAAATGCTGTCGCTATTATTCTTAGCGATCAACTCTAATGCAGCAGCCAAACTTCTGTGCCGCTTTGCTTCGTCTAGAAGCTGAGCTATGAAGTCAGTTTGAAATTCCTCTGCCGCTGAACCTTCCTCAACTAAAGTTGCGGCGGCTGATGCTGCGACTTCAAGCGTAGTTGCGAAAACGTTGTGTGCTTGACGTCGTTCTGAACGTTTAGTTGTCCATACTTTCTTGTCCATTTTTAGCCCATCCTTTCTAATTTGGGTGTGTTGGACGCAACGGTAGTTGCGCCAACGGACTGAAAGGTTAGCCAAAGTTGTCTGAAAAAGTTGTAAGTGGTGCTAGGTTTCTTCCTTAGCAGGGGAGCGCCTTCGACCACTCGGCCACGTCTCCGCTGTTTGGAATAAGCACTTTGACAACTAAGGTCAACTATCGTTTGTCCGACAGGTGCAGATAACTTTGAACTAACCGTCATTTTCATGCTACCATATATTGACGCTGATCGTCTACAGTCGTGTTCATATATCTCATTATCATTTTGAGATCAGAATGACCCATCATATCAGCAATTACTTTTGGTGGTACGTTGTTTAAGCAGTGGCGTGTAGCAAAGGTGTGCCGTAGAGTGTACGGTGTTTTGCCAACGACCCCTGCCTTTTTACAAGCAGCGTTCCACTTATCATTAATCAACGTCCTGTTGTTGATTAACGGTTGACCGTCAACAAAGAATACCATGCTGTCAGGTGATGGCATTGGCGTTGACGTAGGGATGGCAGCTAGTGCTTCTGGATGTAATACGATTTTACGAAGTCGCATTTTACCGTTAGCACCTTTGTATGTCCCGACACTTATGTACTGTTCCTCAAAGTTCACTTGGCCATACGTTAGCGTTCGTGCTTCAATGGGGCGACAGCCAGTACGCAACAAGAAAGTACATACTCGCAAACTGTCAGGATCAAGATTAGAAAAGATGCGTGACTGCTCGTCTGCTGAGAGGACAGTTATTTCAACGTCGTCCTCACTTGGCTTCTTTATCTTGATTGGTTTACGCAGACCAAGTTCCGCACCGTAGTTTAGAATGGCTTGCAGTTGCGTCAGTTCCCGACGTACAGTTGAGTTCGCATTACCTTTGAGTGTGTGGTGCTTGTCCACATAATCTTCGATCATTGCAAAATCAATTTTCTTGACAGGAATTGAATTGAACACTTCGATTAGCTTACCGACATAACCCAACGTGGTGCTTGACTGTCCTGTGTTCTGAGAACGTAGGTACTTTCGAGCAACATGTTTGAAGCTAGCGTTGGAAACTGGATCAGTGTTCGATTTGTATTCGCCCTTGGCGATAGCGAGTTCAATCTCTGCTTTCTTTTGTAGGGCGATGGCATAGTTATCAGTCTTAGCCGATGTACGCACTCGTTGACCGAGTGCGTAACCGTCTATCTGATAGATGCCTTTATCGTTTTGTTTAAGCGATAGCGGCAATTTCTTCTCCTTTCTTGGGTGGGGCTGTGCAAACTACTGGACTTCCCCATGTGAAAGACCCAACCCATCCCATAACGTTACCAATTCTACTAATGGCTGTAAGCCTTGCTATTTTTCTACTCACCGTCGAGTAGACCCACGACCAATCATAATATGATTTGTCCATAGTTAATTTGGTACGACAAGTACCCTGAGAGAACCCAAAAAAGTTAGATGGAATTTTAGCGATGCTGCACGTCAAGCAACAGTTAGAAAGACAACTGTGTGCCTTCCCCCTGTCTATCAAAACGTGCCTACCAATCCACCAAAAGGCTGAGTTATTTATATTAGGCAATTTTGCTGTCTGTCTTCTTTCTGTAAACATTTTAATGTACTCCATTTTTGACGTCCCTCACAGGAGCGTACAGTTGATAGTAAGGATCGTTTGATCCATCTACGTTGACCGCCCAATCCGACGGTAAACCGCCCGATGTTTTTTTGTACTCGCTAGATGACATTCTTTCTATAATATCACTAGCTACTAGCGCGACCTGACCGCGAGTTCCTACCCCTAGTTTTTTCATCACCGCCCTAAGATGCTGCTTAACAGTGTTATCTGTTACGCGCAGTTGTTCAGCAATGTCAGCGTTACGCCATCCAGCGACGACGCAAAGCATAGTGGCATGTTGTTTGGGCGACATTGAAGCGAACAGAGCAATCTCTGCCGTCGTTGCTTCCCCCACAACATTCGCAGTGTCGGTTTTTTTAACGGGGTTTAATTCCGATGTACCCGTTTGTTGTGCTAGCTGAGCAGTAATTGACTGAAGCATACTCACAATGACGTGCTGAGTAGCTTCAATACGAGCTAAGTCTCGTACAATACTGTCTTTTAACAACTTTCGTACTCCTTCCATCTTTAACTTTTTTGGGTCACTCAGTTGTATATGGTTACCACCTGAGTATGACATAATATGTAACCTTTCCATTACAAGTTGTCAAGAGGGGTGTCTTAGTTATTTACTTTGACAACCTCTTGTGTTAAAAAAGTAAAGAGTATCAAGACGTTAAACACCCTGACAAACCGCGTCAAGGGAAAAAGTTAGCGCTAAAGTTAAGACAAATGGAAAGATTAGTTATGTGTTTATCAGAAGAGCAAGACGAAATTATTGATAAGGTAAAAGATCGAATGATGCGTGGTGTGTCAACCGAACGCCTTATATATAATAAAGAAGTGAAACAAATAGGCAGAGCGGTAGTCGAATTGCGAGAGCAAAACGTTGAGCTAGCTAGAGCTTTACTACAGTTGTCTAAGAGATACGATGAGGCATTTGCACTTACGGAAGGTAAGATACTTAATCACACAACTCCTTAATCTTTTCGTTGTGTGTAGTTACGCCCACGACAAGCTTGCGGTCATGTTCTACTAGGTGATCTATTACTTCACGATCTGCAAACTTTATTGGTTGAGCAATATCGCAAAAGCTATTTGCTTTTATCGTCGCGCACCCATTCAGTAGCACGGTCAGCAAGGCTAGTGTCGTTAAGGTCTGATATTTCACGTTCAATCTCCACGCTCTTACGAAAATCTTGCTCGCGTTTAGCAGCAATCTTTTCTTTTAGTTTTGATCCACCTCTGGCAATGCCCATCATATATATAGAGAACACGCCAATTAAAAATGTGGCAGCAGCCACAGCATATATTTGTAGTTTAGAAGTCCAGCCAAATAATTTCATCATGCGTCAACACCTGTTTCTATCAGCACACACTTGCTAACGGCAACGCCACCATCAGGCGCAGTAGATTGAAGTCGTGCCATCAATTCCATTCTTGCAATCTCACAATACTGTTGGCTTTGGTAAATCATCTGATCCGAAGCGATCTGATAATTGGGGCCAGTAAAAAGAATGATTGCTATTATCCACACATCAATGCCAACCTTCAGTCCATGCTTTGATGCGTTCTCTCATTATATATATACAAAGCAAAATCGACACGCCAACAAAGCCTAGTATTATATACTGTGCAAATTGATCCATGCCTGACATTGCCGTTGCTGCCGTACCAACAGAGGCGGCGGCGGTGGCGGCGGAGGCTTTCACAGTTTTTGATTGAGTTGGCTTGGTTCGCTCTGGTTTCTTTGCCGTTGCTTCACTTAACGACATACCTGACAACCACTTCTGTACTCGAAACCCAGGACAAGCTTTAGTTGATATGCGATTATGTCCTATAACGTTAGCGTTGGGTACGTTATAGTTCTGCTGTAGGTTTTTGATTAGCTCATACAACGCTGCCAATTGTACTGGCGTGAAGTGATCTTGAGCTAGGTCGTCTGCGTCAGAACCAAATCCCCCTACGAGTGCTACCCCAATTGACGATTTATTGTACCCCTTGGCGTGAGCGCCAGATTTTTCTACGGGTCTGCCTTGAGCTACTTCTCCATTACGACCCACAATAAAATGATATCCGATGGCCGACCAATTTCTTGGCGGCGTGGTGTGCCATTTTTCAACCTCTTTAACTTGGTCGTTGATGCTGCTTTTCTCCATCCACTCTGGACGGGTTGCAGTGCAGTGAACAATTATAGTGTCTATCATTCTCATAATTCAAAAGCCTCTGTGATCGAAAGTTTCTCTGTGGTTTCGGTAAACAGTTCTTTCTTAACCTTAATGCTCGGCCCTGTTACTGTCGTCCCTAGTCGAATGATGGCAAACCTGACGTCAAGCGCGACCAACATAAACAAACCAGTGTAGCCAATGTTGCCGCGTACCGTGAAATTATATTTGGGAATAGTATGATGTGGCGATTGCAAAATAGCACACGACGCACTCTTTACTTGCACTGGATAGAATACGTTGCTTGGTGTCTTTGCCCACAGATCATCCCCCTCTATATCAACGTGACAAGTTCGGATGCCGTGTGCTTCTAATATACTTGCAGCCAGCAGTTCGCCCTGCCGACCAACAGAGCGTTTGGTTCTCACTTACTTACGCAGATACTGTTCTAAGTTATCTAGCTTAGCGTAGATGCCCTTAACCGTTTCTCTCATTTCTTTAATTTCCCTATCGTTGGCTACTTGATAATGTTGTAGCTGTGCTTTCAGCACGGCTATGTCAGTATTATTTTTTTGCTGGCGCATATATATAAACCAAACAAAAGCTGCGACAGGGGCGACTATCCATCGCATTATTTCGTTTATGTATTCCATATTACCAGCGTCCCATGTATCGGCCTAAAAACCAGAAGCCAGCGACGACGACAACACAGGCAATTCCTATCCCTATCGTTAGCTGTATTGCTTCAATCATTTCGGCTCGGCGTTGTTCGGCTGCTTTACGTGCAGCCTGACGTTGTTTACGTGCTTCGTGTTCCCAAGCTTTGAAGCGATCATATGTTCCAGCACGGCAGTACAAGCGCATGTAGCTGATTAATTCCTCGCGCTGTTCTCTCATTCTTTCCAGCGCTTCAAACTCTTTCCATTGTTCCTCAGTGCTACCCGTCAACGCCAGTATCGGATTAGCTTTTTTCTTGCGCACAGCTTCTTTGGCTTCTTCTTCAGCGCCGATGAATTTTCCAACAGCCGCTATTACGCTAGCCCCCTCTTTTCCGTTGGCGCAAGCAGTTTTTATTATGGAATACGCTGCGTTCGCTGCGCTTATGGCTTCGAGAATGGCGATGGTTATACCCTCTAATAAAAAGTTGAGTGAGGGTGAGTGTAAATGTGAGTTAATCAATACTTATACCCAATAGAAATATGTGTCGTCCTTATCAAAGCTCAATTTTGATGCAGACAATTTTTGATTTATCATTTGTTACAAGGACTTCGGCATCAGCTTTTGCCATTTCGCAAACTTCTTGTTTTGTGTAGCTGCCAATATGATAGTGTTCAAACTGACTACCGTTAGCGGCGCTTGTTGTTAGTTGCATCCAAAGTAAAACCCACATTAGCGTAGCCTATCTTCTGGCTCGAAAGCGTCTGCCATTGCCTGATCCCCCTCAAAGGGGATCGTTCGATAGCCTTCGCTAGCTAACCAAGCTGTGTATAATTTGTTGAAGTCGTCTAAACGTAAGAAGACAACGCTATCGCCTGTCGCTTCTCTCGACTTGCGAGTTATAACAACGGGAATGTCGGTAGTCTTTGTGGTGCTAGCGTTAGTCTCAGCTTGCTTCAAAGCGTCACGCCAAGCTAGCTTTTCTACACGTTTGGCTTCAACGAATAAACCAGATGTGCCTGTAAGATCAGCCCCACCATTACCAAACCCAATAAACCCACCGCCAGACAGCGGCGCACGACTACATTGTTTACCATTGTAAACCTTTTCATTTAAATATGTGGCTAGCTCTCTTTCGTAAGCATCGCCCTTTTGTTTCTGTCTGTTTGCCATTTAGAATTTACCGT